TCTTTGCACCATTGTTTCGTACACGCTTCTCTGACATCGTTTCCTCGTCATCACCATCCATAGCCTTTACTACACAAGTATCATAACGAGTATTATCCTTTTTAATAAAAATACCAATAGGTAAATCTACCTCAGCAGTTTTAATATTTGCTCTAATTTTAAGTGCCATAATCTTAATCTCCTTTTCAATTTAATTTTCATCATATAAAAGAAAAACGCATGGCGATCCACTACTTGCTTTTCGCCAGACCACCATGCGTCCATCGCATCGTATATAACACTATGAAACAGATACTTCCTTCCAACCTTCATGAGCAAGCTCAATAGTCTCAATAAGAAAGTCATCTGACTCTGCATCGAGGTCGTCGAACTTATAGTTGACAACAAATGCATCATATACTTCCCACTTGCGTCGTGCAGTATGACTCGGATCCTGTAATGTGATTGTCAAGTCACGCTTCATATCTGCTGACGAAATTGTTTCGCCATCGATATTCATTGACTTGTTTGCCCAATCTTTCATATCCTGATCGTCTGACATACCACGTCCGAGTGTAATGTTCGGATAATCAACCCATCCAGGTTCCTTACGCTTTGAGTTATGATCACCACCATCACGATACTCAACAACATTTACACTCTTTTCCAAACCTGTACAAGTCTGAAAACCAGACTTTCCGAAGTCATCAATATCTACAAGGAAGTTAAACTTCTGATACGGATTCTTTCGGTTATTACCCTGTGCGAATGACTGTCCACTCGCTGTACCACGCTCGTAAGCCATTGTTTAATCACTCCTTTCTTTAGACTTCTTCAAGTGAAATGCCCTCAGGCAAGTGACCGAACTCAAACCAGATAAACTCTGCAACAGACTCAATACGAAGTCCAATTCTTGCAATTACATAAGCATCTTCAGGATCGTTTATCTTCTCGTTACATACAACTTGGAATTTTTCTTCATCAGTTGTACCACGAAGTCCATAAACAGTTCTCAAGAACTTGTTAATTACACGAGTCGCTCTGGTATAAAGAGCATCATTCTTGTTCTTGAATGTCATCCAACGAGTCTGCTGTGTAACAGTAGTTTCTACATAGATGAAAATTCGGCGAGCATGAATCTGTCTCCACTTTGCCACATTGCTCTGTGTGCGTGATCCCCAAACTGCAATTCCACCATTTCCAGACAGATTTACAATCGGATTCACATTACGATTGTTTCTACCATACATCACACCACCATTCTTCTCATCAACCTCAAACTCAAGTGAGTTAACATCGAGAAGAACCATGTTCTCTCCAGCAGGAGCAGATCCATAACTATACTCATTCTGGTCATCATTAAGACTCATAGCACCAAGAATATGTCCAGTCAAAGGAATCAGTTTCTGTGGATTATCACCAACACCAATAGGGTCAGTAACATATCCATGATTATGGTAAAGTGCTCCGTATGAAGTATTCCAACCAGCCTGATCTCTGAATTCAGCCGCCTGCTCAGGATTCAATCCAGACGGAACATAAGCAAAGAACATTCCTGTCATTTTTGATTCCCAATAAGAATATCCTGCTCTGGTAACTGCCATACTATTTGACTCAGCACACCATACATGAATCATCTCACGAATGTCATCAAACGCATACAATCCAGTCTTACTTGTAGCATCACCAATATAATCAGTATCAGTAATACCATCAGTACCATCTGAACCACCAGTCAGATAAACAACATTCGCTGTGATAGCAGGAAGTTTTTCATAAACATTGTCAACTTCAATCTGCTCATCCTGTACTGTAACAAGTGAAGATCCACTTGCAGAACTGTTCACTAATGCCTCAACATAGTAGTTACTATCAGGATCCATATTACAACCATCAAATGCTTTTTCCAGAACTGCTGTTCCAATCGAATTGTTACGATAAATTTCCAAACGGAAATCAGCCGTTTCGATTTTTGCACCAGCTGCAAATACATTCGTTAAAGCACTTGCAAATGTCAATGTTCTATTGGATATGTCGATAGCCTTAATCTTTGCATACGAACTATTGCTCGCATTTGAGATTTTAACCCAATCCCCAACTACAAAGTCACGAACTACTTTCACAATCATTGCTGTTGCTCCAGAAGTTGTAGCATCAGTAGATACAGTCGTTACTCGGTGTGTATCAACAACCTTGTATCCGTATGTATTACCAATCGCTCCTTTGTATTTATCGTAGAATGTAAGTGTAGGTTCTGCTCCACTTGCTCTACGATCGTTTGCTGATACTTTCGCCTGTGCGGCTGTATCTGTACTTGCATCTGTGATGTCTGAATAATGAACAACTCTGTTTACATATAAAGGTGCTGATCCACCAGCATTCAAGAAGAATCCACGAATCTGATACATAGCATTCGCATTTGCCATATAAGATCCGAACTTCTCAACAACCTGATCGAATGTCATACAGAGTGTCGGCTTATTGATAGGTCCCTTCTGGAAAATACCGATCACACCACAAGTATCGGTAGCACCACCCTCAATAGCCTGCGAAGAATCCCAATCTTTTTCGGTGTAGTCTACACCCGGAAATTCCATATAAGCCATTTCTACTTATCTCCTTTCTTTTTATTTGAGTTCTGATTGTTGCCATCAGACTCAGTAGTTGTGTTATTCACAACTGGCGTCGGTTCAGGTCCATTATTGGACTCAATAATTTTGACCTCACGTCTTGCAACAAAAGTCTCTGCCTGCTGTTCAGCAAAACTACCTTTCCACTCTTTTTCGGTAAAAGCACGACTTGTAGTTCTTGGTTCCACACGCTCCGAAGTTTCACCAAACACAAGCTCGAGAGTCCGATTGGTCAAGTTCTTAACTTTATAAGTCTTTGCCATCGTTAGAAGTCTCCTTTCTCTTCGATTTTTAGATGTTCAGCCAAAGCGTATGTCGCATACTCCTTTCCATCAAGTAGTGTGGTTAGTTGTAGCTCCGATATTCGCCTATATAAAACAGACGAAGTTCCCTCGTCAGCCTTAACGATTGGTCCACGCCTCAGCAAAGAATTGTAGATATCATCATTTCCATCGGCATCAGTATATGGAACATCCAGACTACCCCGTTCCGGTATGTATCGCATAAACCACAACAGAATATTATCTAAATGTATCCTTTGTTTGCAGATAATCTCAATCCGATAACTCAGATTATAAGGCATATAAGGTTCATCAACTTTACGCTTCAGAACTGTTTCACCTTTTGAGTTTTGCTCTGCATAAGTTGGATGGTCAACCATGTCATTGTAATAACGGCTTCGGTCATAAGCCATCTCTCCATCGTACAGAACGATTATCGGATATCTGATTTTTTGGTTTTTGTCCTTTTCTTGTAGAGCGAGTATCTCACGATATTTTTCAGCCATCAAAACTGTAACACCTTTATCTCCACAATATTTAAAAACATTTGAGTCTTCATTCACAGAACATAACCTCTGATATAAAGCCGTCGTTGTTTCCAATAACATAGCATCACCTTACCATTGTTCTTGCGATTGATAAAGTGTTTTGTCGAATTCGTGGTAAAACATTTTCCCATGCTTTACTATAATGAGGTCTCGGTGGAATACGTCCATCAGAAGTACCATACTCATGAATCAATGCTAAATCACTCATTGTAAGTTTTGTCCCAGAATGTCGTGTTGTTGAATCAACACCAACATGTCTTGCGGCTACACTTCCACCCAAATACATATTAACTCGTCTGATTTGAATGTTTGACAAATACTCTGATGTTGCTATAAGTATTCGTGTATCCAAACCTAACAAACCTTTTCGAGCCTTGTACTCTGGATTCAATGGAGTGAAATTTTGTGAGTTAATCACTCGCATAAGTTCCTCATAGTATATTTCAGCATTTGTATCCACAATCTGATTTCCTATGATTTTGTAATTATCCTTGACCTGCGTCAACATTCGACCAACACGCTCGCAATTATTTTTTCCAGTATAAACTAACTGACATCCTGCCATTAAACATCACCATCCTCATATAAAGTTTCAATGAATGTCAATGAACAGTTCATGTGCAATGGAAATCCCATATACACATCAGTTTGTGCAACTTGATCAATCCGATAGTAGTCATTGCCATAACGAACATGATTTCCAGTCAATAATTGTGGTATGTTCAAGTAATCCACATTTGTGTTTCCTATCAAACCAACTAATTGCATCGAGTATGACATAAAACTCAGAATTGCATTACCTCTCGGTTCCAAGTGCATATCTTTGTATGCATCCTCTGGTGGATTCAACATCAACAATGCTTTGAATTGCAAATCTTTGTCTGTAACAAACTCATTCTGTCCATACAATAATTCGTATTGGTTTTGAGATTCTTCTTCTTTAAGCACCATCAAGTTAATCATAACTCCATGCTTATTGATAGCTCGAATGAACTTCTTTGATATGTCAATACATTTTTTCGGAATGATATTATTTCCGTTTAATGCATCAGCCATATCAATCACCTCCACCTTCTACTAAACGGATTACTCGAAGATTGCTGTGGGAATCTATGATATAACAAGACTCCCATGTTTTCAGCATCATCTTCTTTATCTTTGATTTCATCCAACAGTTTCTTTTCCATATCAGCAATTTCATCACGCTCTGCTTGTAACAATCTGAAATAGTTATCAAATACTTGATTCTCTGATAACGACATCGTCTGCAAACTCAATGCGTGAAGTAATGCGTGATCGTGCAACACATATTCGTAAACATCACACAAAGCAACTTTCACTTGAAATGTTTCCGAGTCAAATCTCACATTAGCCTTTTTCGGCATATTGGCTGTCAACTTATTGTAACGCTTATTCGCTTTTTCAACTGCATTGATAACCAATCCTATATCTGTAATAATAGGTGGATCTTCATCCTCTTGTGTATTCACTTCAATAATTGCATTCTGTAATGTCGGGTGTAGAAAAGATACAAAAGTATCAACGGTCAAAGCCATTTTATTTCACCCCCTTACGAATTGCAATAATCCAAAATCTCCTTCACCTTTTCAATGGCTTCATCATTCAGAGATAAACCAGAATAAATCTGAACTACTTCACCTAAAGCCTTAATGTATGCTTCCTCTTCCTCTGGTGTATTCACACCGTCAGGAATTGAGAATATCTCATCAAGGTATTCGATTTTAGCATCGTCATCGAGTGCATTGAAATCATCAGCATCTTTGAAATTATACTGATTAGTCACATTGTTCTCATCAGTGACAACTTTCTCATCTTCATTTGAAAGCATTTCGATAATTGTCTTTGCTGACATATTTTTCTTTACATCAAGACCACGCTGCTTCGCAAGATCAAGTAATTCATTTTTATTCATACCAACATATTCATCTACTTTCTGTTCAAGCTTCTGCTCAACAGTATCAGCAGATCTGTCAGTATCAATTATCTCGAAAATGGGTGGTATGTCACGCTGTTCAAAAGGTAATGCTTTCTGTTCATTGACATACTGTTCAATATCAGTAGCCGCATTTCCAATACGCTCAGCATCATACCTACCCACTCCGAATAAAGCACCATTGAGCCGAGTCTGGACATTCACTTTATAAAGTAAAGCCATATCTTTGCTCCTTTCCATATGTTAATCAACATATTTTACATCTGGTATTAAACCACAGGCTTGATCGCATTCTCTTTAACAAGGCTGTCAACATCGTCAAACTCGAACGGATTAGCAAGTACATTCTTGATGTAGAAGAAACAACTCGGTCTCTCAACAGTAACCTTGCTCTTATGCCAGAATCTGACATAGTAGAACAGACGATCTGCTGTCGTGAACTGCTCCAGACGATTGATATCATACTGCTTCTCTGAAATTGTGTCAGGACTCACATAAGCCATAACAACAGTATTCCTAATCGTAGGAACTAACTTCACCTTATCGGTAGTACCGATATTCTGACGTCCAAGAGATACGAACACATCCATATCACGAACCCTTGCTCTTGCACCAGCAAGAACTGTCGTACCACGAGTCTCATCTGTCCACTTGTCATGTGTCTCAAGTGCAGAGTAAACATCACTCGGAATAACGATCACATTCGGATATACACCAGCAAGGAAAGCAAAACGCTCCTTCGCCTGTGCTAACTGATTAAAAGGATTCACCTTACGCTTATCAGTTCCAGGATAAACATCAGTGTTGTCCCATTTATCAGCCGCCTGTGTAATCGTGATTGTGTTATTCTTTGTCAGGTCCTCATATCTTGCCTTATTGAAAAGGAAAGCATTCGACATTGCCATTGCTCTGTTATACTCACGGCGATTGTCGATAGCCGTCGTGATGTTTCTCATGTAACGCTCAAGCAATGCCATACCTGCATACCTCTGTGCAGATCCTTCAGGTGCAAGCAACTGCTGTCCAAGTTCGATATTGATCTTTGCAGCCTGTCTGTATTCATGAACTGCATCCTGTACCCACTGGTAAGAATCGCCAATCATAGGATCGTCAGCGTTCATATCAACTTCAGGAGTCATTGTAAGGTCAATGTCATCATCAATCATTGCCCTAAACATCTTTTCACTTACCGGAGTAGTCGTGATAACATCACGAAGTACATTCTCCTCAGGGAGTTTCTGTCCACGAATAATCCCACGCAGAGCCTTCGGCTGGAGGTCCGGCACACTGTCAAAATTGAAGTTCACTCCACCGATTTCATTCTGAAAATTCTGTAAAAATGCCATCTGTATTTTACCTCACTTTCTCTTAAATCCATGCAATGCCAGAGATCTTTGCCTTCGCTGTATCAGTAAGGTTAATCTCTTTGCAAACCGACTCAATAACTTCTGCAAATACATAGTAGTCAACTGTAAGACGATCATCATTGTTGACACTCAAATCAACAGGTGCAATGAAGTTCTGCTTGTTCGTCTCAACAGTACCACCACAAACACAAATATGATCATACTTTGTCAGATCAGAACCAATAGGCTCATATCTGCCACAGTATTCAGAATTTGTATCTTTGATACGTCCAAGAATTGTTCCAGGAACGATATAGGTCGAATCACCATATACAGATACATCACAAATGTCATCTGCAACTGCTGAATTCAAACCCTGTGCAACTGTAATCTTCAGTCCAGGGAAAGTTGTAATCACAACTGCTGCCGAAGTAGCATCCTGTACATCAGAAACATAACCTGTCGATGTATCAGAAACTTTGAACTTTCCAGTCTCTGTAACTGTAAATCGAAGTGTCTGGTCAGGAACAAGAATACTGTCGCTAACACGCACAACAGTAATTGCCTCAGACAATGCTTCGCCTACAACATCAGTCTTTTCAGACTGTCCACCTTTGATATATGAATTCGGAACAATAATTGCTGTTCCCCTCTGTAACGGCGGAAGTACACTAATCTGTTTAATCTGTCTTTTCATTTTAGATTATTCTCCTTTCCTTAATTAAAAGAATAGCCAAGTGACTCGGCATACTCCTGATCGCTCATCTGGTCAACTGACTTCTTGCTTGCATTAGCACCAGATCCAACTCCAAGGTTATCAAAGAGTGCCATCTCGCCAGCCTGCTGACCTGTCTGCATCAGTGCCTTTGCATTCTCGGAAACCATCTTGATTGTATCAGGAACACTTGCTTCAAGAGTCTGAATAGAAGTCTGTGCATAATCATCTGCAAGACCTTCAGGCTTCGCATTAAGAATGTTTCCATACTGCATAGCAACCAGATTCTTAACTGCTTCACTCTGAATACCAGAAGTAAGCTCTGCAAACTTATCATTCGCTGCTTTAATCGCTGCAGTATTCTGTGCCAACTGATTCTGCTTTGCAACTTCTTCAGCCTTTGCCTCAACTGTCTGACCTTCAGCAGGCTTCAGAGAAGATACAACAGACTTCACAGTCTCTGTCAAAGCCTTTACCTTATCTGTAATTGCTGAAAGATCAATAGGCTGTCCCTGTGGAACATTCAATGCAAGTGCATCTGCCATCTCGCCTGCAAAGCTCTGATACTCCTTAAAAGCATCTGTCGGATTCTTACCACAAGTTGCAGTAAGTGTATCCATCTCGCCAGCCTTCTGCATAACGATCTTCTGTTCTCCTTCCAACTTCATCTGCTCGATGATTTCCTGCTTCATTTCACCAAGCAACTGTGGATTGCTCGCCTTAATATCGGCAAGTGTTACTCCATTAAGATTTAATCCCATGTTCTCATTTACCTCACTTTCTACAGTATTGTTATTGCTTGTCTGTGACATCATATTTTGCATCGGATTAGACATCTCGCCTGCAAGTTCAGTAATGCCAGAGTTCAAGCCTTCCTTTAACTTACCAGAAATGTCGATTGATTTGAGGTCGATATCCAGAACATCCTGTGTACCAGCCTCTGCATTTGCCAACAGAGTTAATCCACCATATACAGAAATCGAATTGATTGCTTTCGCTCTAATATATGTTTTAAGATTTGCTCCTTCCTGTGTATTGATAATATAACCTTTCAGCCATAATCTCTTTACACCAGTCGGAAGTAACTCTGTGGTTGCACCAATCCATGTGATCACAGGAAGTGGTAATTCATAACCAACATTCTTTGGATCAACATGTCCCATGTTTCCAGGTGGATTCAACTCCATTACCTGTTGTGCGATACGATCCATAATCATAGGTCGCCAATCGCGTTTGTTCTTTGATACTCCAGAATCAGTGTATGCGTAAATGAACTTATCATTGGAATTATCACCTTTAGTAAGTTCAGCAACATCAATGTTTGGAGATATCGGAATCTGTGGGTGTGCAATTTTCTGTGGCTTTGCACTCGTTGACTTTTTGGCATTTGACTTCGCAACCTCTCCACCCATCTCATAATCCTCAATGGTAAAATCAAGGTCGTACTGTTCATATGCCATCTCGCCTTCAACTGCCTTTTTAAGACACTCTCCATCAACATCCTGATCGAGAATATCCCATCTGGATATACCCAACATCGAACAAGCCTGTCTCGGATAAAGTCCACTAATATACTTTCTATATGCTTCCTCATTACCAACTTTAGGGTCAGTAGAAACATAAGCACTCGGTGGTGTACATCCAAGCCATTGACCTTTCATAATGTCGTAGTACCATCCATTCAATAGTAAAGCCTTCAACGCATAACCAACATACGAATCCCATGCGTCTTGCTTTCGCTGTATATCATAAAGGTTGATTGCAGTCTGGAAGATTTTCTTTTGCTCTTCCGACATACTACTAATCATAAGATTGTAGTTATCAATCTTCTGTTGATACTTTGAAGTAAGATCACTAATCTGGATCGAAGTCGGCACCTTAGCCTTCGGCTTTCCCATTGGTGGTCCAGCAGGAGAATGTTCAACAGCCTTTGCTAATACATCTCCCATTTTGTTAATCACTCCTTTCTTTAGTTTTGGGATCTAAGTTTATTTAATTCATCATATTTAGCATCAATAGCATCTATATATGTTTGTTTCGGTTTAGTCTTTGAATAGGCTTTATTCGGAACATTCATATATATTTGCTTCTGTATTCCTAAACACTTTTCGTAGGCACTTAATTCTTGTGCCGACATCTGTGTCATAGGCTTATTTCCAAACAGACTTTCCATATAGCGTTTCATTGCATTTGCTTTCTGTGGAGTATTTATATCTTTCCTTAAAGATTTTAAATCAGCAAATATCTTTGCTTCACCAGTCGTTATTTGACGTCCATTATCAAGAAAATCTTCAGCATTTAACTTTCCAGATGAATATAATTCATAATTGGTTTTACCCAACATTGATCGTTTTTGTTTCTCTGACAATGATTCAAACTTATCTGTAAAAGACTTTGTTCTCATCTTATGTCCAAATCCATGATATGAACTATCATAATACTTTCCAGTTTCCATGTCCTTTAATAACAGAACATCAATACCTCGACAGTTCTTATGAATCAAACCTAAAGGCATTCTATTAACACTACCATCCAAGCTCATACAATTCATACAGATTGAGTTATCCAGAACCTCTACTCTGTAATACACTATTTCATATTGTTCATCAACAGTAACTTGTGTTCCAAGTTCTGCATCATAAACTGCCTGTTGTAAAACAGATCGTGTAGCACCTACAATCTGGTCTTGAACTTGACTAAATAATCTATCAAATTCATATTGACTAAACTTTTCAGTATTCAATCTGTTTATACTGTTTGAGAATTGTCCTAACGATGTCTCTATCGTGTTGCCTACATTTTGATTTCGATTTACAGTTCTCGAAACCAGATTCTGTATGTCTTGTTTTAATATATTTTTTCTGCTAACTTGCTCACCACCAAATTCCTTTGTAGGAATTCCAGAAAAATGTTTTTCAAGAATCCATTGATACAAGTATCCAGAACTCTCATGTAGTTGAATTATTCCATCTACTTCCAAATTAGCAAGTTGCACTTCCAAATCGTTGAACTTTTGCTTCAGCAATGTTTGCTTCACATCAGTTGTATATGGAAGAAACAAGACTCCAGATATCAATTCTTTGAATTGAGTTAGGACATCTTCAATCTGTTTAATGACTTCATCTTCCATATTGATTAAAGTAATCTTACGGTCGATATGATCATTAAGATAAGAAACATCTATATCTGGATAAAGTTTCTTTAGTTGTTTTTCCGTAGGCTTTATCATTTTATCACCTACCTATAAAATCTTGTAATGTGGTTTCTCTTCTTTGAATAACCAATATCGCAAATAATCATCTGCAAGTATTCCTATCAGTGAGTAGAAAAACCACAACACCGAATTCAGCAAGCATATCTGTCCTAATAGATTATATGGTTTATCAGCATAAGACCAAACATCTAAACCTAACCAAACATTCACAATCAAGCCTGTGATAAATTCACAGATTGTGATAGTCAAACAAGATAAAAACATCTGGCTTGTCAATGCCCATTCCCACCTTATTCGTTGGTTTTCAATACCTATTAGTAGAAATATAAGCCCTCCGGCTATAAACATTGTCCAATGGCTATATCCACGAACAATAATCTCTGTCATGTAGTAGAATATTCCACCAAACAAAAACAATATGCTCGCTTTAATCAGATGTTTAACCAATCTTGCCAATGATGATCTCCAACTGTGCAGCAGCCTCAGCCATATTAGCATCATAGACTTCCTTATAAGTACCAGTCAACTCAGTACCATAAGTTATATCGGAAATATCAGACATAGAAGTCAGAGAACCGATATACTGTTTCAACTGATTGAAGTAAGTCGTATGATGGGTCTTATTTGTGACCTCAGCAACATAGATCGCAATGATATCTGCTTTTGAATATGTCTTACAACTACCACCATCTTTATGATAAGGATAACCAGTCGCTCCCATAACAACTGCATCAAACATTTCTTTAATGTTAGAACGATCATCATCGTCATAACCAAAATGTTCAGTTGTTTTGTCTGAAAGCTCTACATCCACACCATTAGAAATAGTGTCATGACAGATTTTCGACATCTCTGCAATCTTTGCAGATTTGATTTCATTCAATGTTTCTTCTGCACTATCATTTGAAAGTACATTCACATTGATTGTTCCTGTTGCACGAAGTTCATTTCCTTCGTCATCAGTACCAAGATAGAAATCACCATCTACTTCACTAACTGATGATACAAACTTGAAGTTCGATAGCTCTGTGATAGTGCCATCATCTGCCTCAATACTTGATACACCATTCTGTTCAATGTTTTTGACGATTTTTGATTTCGTCATGTTCTTAACTCCACTAACAAGAGGAATCAGTAGAGTCACACTTGTAACATTTTCAGACTCGTCTTTGAGTATTGTATTTCCAGATAACAAGTAAGTCTGACTTCCAATAACTACATTTGCCATGTTCATTCTCCTTTCAATTTAAGATTGTTCATCTGCATAAATAAGCTCAAATAATCTCATGGCTGTTTTTCTAACCATTTCACCTTCAACTGTTTCCTCTTCTTCGTTTTCGGTTTTATTATTTGATTGACTTTCGGATTCTTCATTTTGAATATCCTCAATCTGCTTATTCATCAACTTTTGAATAGTGCCTGTATTATCATTTTTGGATTGTTCTTTTTCATATTCCTTTTGAGCCTTTTTAAGCTCACCAGTCGGATCGTTTACCAATCCAATAATTGAAACTGCTGTATCCTTCGTAATGAAGTGGTTCTGCAACATAAATTCCACTAACCTTAATTGTACTTCTACATCATCATTAAGTACATCACCCCAACAAATCTTTATCTGCCAATCATCAATTTGTGGATATTGCTGTTCTTCTTCAGTAGCATTTGAGTTATACCACATCGCAATCAAATAAGCCGTTCTGAATACCTTTAGAAGTGATTCTGTTATATCCATACGCTTTGATCTGACTTTCTGTAATAATGGAATACTCTGTTGTTTTACTGTCGCATACGCAGCTCCTTCCATACCAGCACCTAATGCCCATTCAGGCACTCCAGTCACTTGAACCAAAATATAAAAGAGAATGTTCAGAATCTCTTTACTTGGTCCTGCGGTTGATTCCAATGTAAGCCATGATACATCTTGTTCACCAGATAAGTAATATGCTCCATATACATCATACAAACCTTGGTCTTGAACAATGTCTCCAGAATTAAGTGAATAATCACCATACATTCTTCTGACAAACTCCATTGGATCGGAATCTAAACCAGTGAACTTCAATGTCGGTTGTGAATTATACAATCCGTTATTTACTGCTGATTCCAATACTTGATGATATATCTGAATGATTTTCATCGCACCAGATAAATCAGAGTAACCAACTTTATCAAAGCTCAACTTGTTCTGATTAAACTCAATAATAGGAATTAGTCCTAATGGATTGTCCCTTTCTGCAACAAATACTTCCCAATTACCATCATTCTCAACACGCTTGTATATCTTCATTTTATATATCCATTGCGGTTGTTTCTTACGCTTGTAATATGGATCGTTCATCGCATCCTTATATTTAGGATTGAGTTCTTTCCAAAAGAATTTGTCATAAAAGACTTTCTCATATTCTACATCTTCATCACCATTTTCATCAATGTTAATAACCTTCGCTTGTTGAAACTGTTCTCTGAATCTAACAAATGTTATATCCATCGGGTCGTTGAAATTTTCATATCGTATGTCAACGATTTGCTTTTTAGACATCGGTCGCAATGTAGGATAATTTAATTCTGAATTCCATCCTATATAACAGAACTCTTGACCGAATAATCCAAGCTCACGAATTGTACCATAAACTCCAGATTGATTATTCGATAAGAATACATTACAGAATGATTCATACTTCTTATTATTACCCTGTACACTCGGTAAATCACCAACTGTAAATTCCAAAAGCAAATCGACTACTGCCTTGACTATCCATCCACCCAAATAGTAATCAGAGTTTGAGTTCCGATACAAGGATTCCATGAACTCAATATCAGTTTCATCGTCATGCTTTAGATCATCAACTTCTTTGATTCGTAATTGGTTATCGGTTGTGAAACTCGGAATACGCTCTAATGGCATTTGTCCATAATAACCAAAAGACGAAAATGATCCTATGATACTATAATCATGCACAACACTATCTCACTCCTTTCCTATTTATTTTTATCGTCCCGGTCGAATACGATTAAGTCGATTATGACCATCTCTTCGTGGAACAACTTGTGGATTGCTCGGATCTCCATAACCTTGTAATTTAGAAGAATCCTGTTTAATAAGTTCATGCGATTTATTCCAATGTGGCATTCCTTTAGTTGCCATAGGTCTTGTTTTCTGTTCTGATTGAAGAACTGATTCATAAAACTCATAAGCAACTTCGTTGTAAAGGTTCGCATGAGCCAAATGGTCAGGTCCGATTGCTTCGAACCATTCCTTTATATCAGATGTTGCCTCGTCCTTAGACGATTGTTTCTTGATATTACATAAATGTTGAATAAATACTTCACCAATACTTGTTCCAGATGGTATCTCTACCGATCCTATATAAAGATGATTGAATGTCTCTTTGAACTTTTCTGTTCTGTCAATATTAACAACCATATCACCTTTCTCAATATTAGGGAAAGTAATTATCTCTCCCTTATATGCCGCGTATGTCGCCATAAATATTTTTCCAGGATATCGTAAACATAATTTACGAACATCATTCTTGTTAGGATTCATATCAATGACTCCACATTGCACATTATATCGTTGTATTAGTTCGTCCAACCTTGCAAACGGATCATTATTAGCACATTCCTTTTCATCAATCTCTTCCATATAGATGATTTGTCGTTTTCCTGTAAATGGGTTCCTACGAGAAAATATCGCCCATAGTGTATCACCTTGGTCACATCCTAACACTACACCATCTTCCGGTTTTGCTGATCCCCAAAATTGTAAATTCTTTAGCATACAATCTCTTATAATCTCTTCAGATAATGAAATTGTACGCTCAGTATATGCACGTCCTAAATCAAAGTTATAAAAGTCTGCAACACGTCTATATGAGTCTTTTGACTCCATCAATGCGGTTGCTGATTTAACAAGCATCTTGTCTATATGATAACCAGAATACTCTTTTTGATCTAAACGCTCTGGAATGAATTCACCTTGAATAATTGTATCATGTGTTATTTCATTCTTACAATGCGGGCATATATACATATACTCTTGTTTATCTTTGAAACTTTTTCGTGGAATATCAACTACATGAGTTTCAAATTCCATATGCTGTCGTTTTCCACAATGAGGACATTTAATATACCATCGTTTCTGGTCTGATTTTTGGAATATCTCCGAAACACCATATCCAGGAATCGTTGGTGTACTAAAGTCATATTCCCATCCCATAGATGTTTCAGCACCCAATCTGGAACGGAATTTGTTCAGTACTGTCTGATCGGAAAAGTTTACCTCATCATGTATATTCCAATCTGAGTCAACTGATATTGCATTCCTATCACTAATTGTACCTTTTAAGAATACAAACACATCACGGATTTTCTTCATCTGTGAATTGTTTATATTTATCATAGTTGATATGTAAGTCTCTTCGTCAAGCAACATATCTGGAGTGAAACCATAATCATCGGGTTTTATAATCGCCGCATCAGTTATGATTGGTTCAATACGAGCCGTCGCATAAGTCAACATATCAGAGAATGTCGGGAATGTATAAATGATATTACTTCTACCTACATGATAATCACTCCACCAAAATACTTTCGTTAGCATTATCTCTGAAAGTCCTAACTGTGCCGCTTTCTCTACCACAATCTTCGGCGACATATCATTGATGATTGGTATCTGAAAACGATGTCGGTCAAATGACATTGGCTTTCCTTTAATGTATCTGTATTTCATTGCCCATTCACTCGGTAGCAACTGTGTCCTTTCATGTGGATCAACATTTATACTAATCGAGGATTCACCAATGTCACCGACATCATACCGATTAGGGTTCATAACCATATCAGCAAATATACTTGACAAGTCTCCAGATTGTGCTCGCCTTTTCATATCTGGTGCGTAGAAACTGTTCTCAATGATTTGGTCTATAACCGAATCAAACATATTTCTTATCGCTCCTTATGCATCATATAAAATTCATCTCCATCGCCTACGTCCAGAAGTATATTTTGCTTTCGGTACATAGTTCGTATGGTATAATAATTCATTTAGGTTAGATCGATTGATGTATTCAACAACTCTTTGAGAATATGCAAACATCATATCATCACTATAATAATCTGTTTTAACACCATCCTCATATATCCAATAAGCATCATTCACATGGAACTTGCTTTTCTTAACCATTGTCAAGCCTTGTATCCGTTTTTCTTTTGAATTAGTAATAAATACCACATTCTCAAGATCAACATAAATAAGACCAACATAATCGGGTAATTCATTAGGTTCTATTAAACCATCTGGACATATTATATAATTGTAATTACATCTTGTCGAATAACCATTATTGAAATCTGATTTCGATACTTTAGCTTCTATTCCATAGGTGTACTCCTGCCTTTTATCTACACCAACACAGTCTACGAACTTCTTATTTGATATTTCATCATCAAGTCCAGGAACATATATTTCAGTCCCAACATAAGTAAGTCCTCTGTCCACCAGATATACTCTTGCGATATTTTTCAACAAGAAATGTTCATGTGTCTGATTTTTAGGTTCATGCCAATCATAATACTCAAGATTCTGATTCTTCATTTTCAACACCAACCATACCAGACAATCTTAAAAGGTATCCGTTTTTAACATCAACCTTAACATTCACATTAGTTGTATCGCTCCAAGCGTATGAGTTAGCCTTGTATATTCGGACATTACAATCTTGATATGATGTATCTATGAATGTCGAATTCGATGTATATGGAATATTCAGCAAAGCACTCAAATCAATATATAGCGTTTGTATCTGATTGTCCAATGTTAAAATCGTACACAAGACATATCTATAACGCTTGAATGTCTCTGACTTATAGTCGTTTCCTAAGTCAATGGTTGAAATAGGTGTTTCACCAGAATGTGTTTTCAGTGATTTACTTAATAAGCCATCTCCATTCGTTCGACTTGTGAAGTCAGTATAATTCAAATTGGAATTAGTATATAATACCTCTTGAACCATACAATCTGATTTATCAGCCTTGACTTCATTCAGTTCCTCTAAAGCCTCAACAACTGTTCCAGCTAATTCACCTATTCTTCCACTAACATAAGATATCGCATGATTCCTGCAAGCAATGGCAGTCTGTCGGAGAGCATTCAGTTTCGATAGTTTTGTATAGTCAACAGACATATATCCAACCTCCTGCTCTTTCAGCGATTACTTAACGATCAGCTTCCACTTGATGGATTGAATATATCGTTCAGCATCTCTGTAACTTCTGCATCAGTAGCAATATAAACAATCGCTTTTGAAGTACCATCAACTGTAACAGTACCATCTCCTTCAGTCGGTACAAGAACTTTATTAAAGTCACTTGCAGACTTTCCAGAATCAGTAAGGTTTCCATTTGCATCAAGACCAGCAAAATTTCCATTTGTAGCATTTGAAACCTTGTCTGCCTTACCAGAAATATCACCTGCAAAGTCCTGTGCAGAATATCCAGAATCAGTAAGGTTACCTTCAGAATCCAATGCAGGGAAGTTTCCAGAAGTTGCTCCAGATACCTTTGTAGCGAATCCAGAGAAGTCGAATGTTCCTGTATATGTATCATACTTATAAGCAGGAGTCGACTCTGTTCCAACATCGATAATAGCAACATTTGTTCCTGCAGGATAATCATGACCTGCACCTTCAATGAAGTCAGAAGTTGTTGTAAATGAATCAGATACATTATAGATATGATTCTTAACTGTCGCACTCAATTCAGGCAGATTAGCAAATGTAACTGATCCTCCAGGAATCAATGATCCTGCTACTGCTGCCGAGATTGCACTCTCAACCTGTGTCTGTGTCTGGAAATTTGAATCATTTGTAAGGTCAGATACCTTTGTAGGCAATTCAGACTTCTTTGCATAGTTAGTATGTACTTCCTGTGCCAAAGACTGAATCGCTTTCAGTTTCGCAAGTTTTGTAAGATCGTAACTCATAATCTTATTCTCCTTTCAAATTGAATTAATCATCAGTAGTTGAATTATTATTGAATATATCATCTAACATTTCATCTACTTCATCATCAGTTGCTATTTGAGTTTTTGCATCAATATAAGCAACCATTTGTTTTACATTGTCAACATCTTCAATAATTTGAGAGTAAACATCAGGCGTCGGTGGTTCAGGCTCTGTACCTTCCCTATACCCAGATTCATTGACTCGTACTTTAGCAACATTAACAGTTATCAAGTCTCCACCGAATAATGATACCTCAAGGAATCCTTCCTTTTGTAACACTTCCCAAGGTACTAAACAACTATTTCTGTTATCAAGTACGACTTGTTTTGTCAATTTGTTGCTCGTGAATAAGGCTGTCTTTGTTTTACCATCCCAATCATCAGTTAAGAAGTTAAACTCCGCATATAGATAATTTCTACTATTCGCTACAACCTTAAAATCGTCAACTCTCTTTATTGTTTGATTATTGACATCGAATCTTAATCTTGGGTTCATTTAGCACCACCTCCAAATGTCAACTCTCTAAAATATTTTAACCATATATTATGCCTCCTTTCTAACAACTGTTTCTACATCTAACCATTAGCGTAGATCGTCCAAGAGGTCTTGTATTAGGTTTCTTATCATGTATTGATTTTTCACCAAACGCAAAAATGCGACGATCTTTCTGATTAGATATAACTTTAGCTTCTTCTTCATTATGGATATACTCTTGAAATATTTTCCTTAATGATTCGGCTAATTGTTCTATCGCATCATTGAATCGTCGCATCATATCATTGAGTGCTTCATTTAATTCATGAACACTACTCATTACATCATTATTCATATATCACTTACCCCCTATTGAAACATTCAATCGGTTTTTAGTAAGTTCCATATTTCGTTTTAAATCTGGAGTCTTTGATTTCTTTTTTGACTCAAAACTAATATGAGATATACCATCTTCATCCTTACATTGAAATTTCATTTCAACTTCTTCTCCATCAGGAATAGAAGATACATAATTCATCAATGCAGAACCGATTGATTGTCTTGTTTCGGGAGTCAGCTTCACTTTAGATAAGTTATCTGACATCGTTGTTTACATCCTTTCAGTTTTATTTTACATCATTATAAATCAATATATGAAGTCCGAATATCAATTTACTCCATAGGAAAGTAAT